TGTCCGTCGTGATATCTTCCACGAGCACAACCTTCGTTCGCTTGAGACGTTCGATATCGGATGAGAGCTTGCCATGCTCTTGTTTCTTTCTCGATACCTCCTCGCGGGTCTTTTGGAGATCCGTGAGCGCAGTGCGATGCTGCTCTTTTGCCTCGGCGACGTCCTTGAGGTGGCCTACTTTCGCGTGCGAAAGCTCTCCGTTCTCTTTCGAGAGGTTGACCTTCAAAGACTCCTGCTCCTCAATGATCTTTTTATTTTTCTCAATCGTCTTGGTTTGCTCGCTGACAACTTCTTGCCGATCGGCAAACCAACGCGCGTGAGACTCTCGCATGTCCCGGTGGGCCTGCTCGAGCTTCTTCAGCTCGGCCTTCTTCGACGAAAGCTCTTCGTCGTGAACTTGAATAATCGCGGCGTGCGCTGCTTTGGCGGCAGCGATGCTCGCGTTCACCTCGAGAAGTGCGCTCGCTCCATTGTCTTTTACAAGTCGAAGATCTGCTGACCGATCGTCGTGCTCCTTCGTGATCCGGGCGAGATCCTGCTCCGCGAGGATGATCTGATCCCGAACGGAGAGGAGGTGTCTTTTCTGTGCCTCTTCGCCAGCTTGGAACTTATCCATAGCTACTTCGCGTCTATATACGGTGCCGAGGTCGACGCGCTCGCAGACCACGAGAATGTATTTCCGCTGCCGTTGTACACCAGCATCGTGATGTACCCGGGGGTCGTTGAAGGAGCGACCCACATGAGGTCGAGTCCCTCGAACGTTTCCGGGGTCGTCGATGGCAGCGACATAACGATCTTGTCCGTCGGTTTGACGTTCGTGATCGCAACCACGGTCGATGTCCCGAGGCCGCAGTCGACCTGCTGTGTGCCGGTCGCCGCGATTGTCTTGCTGTACGAGATGATGTTGCAGTACTGCCCACCTGACCCCGAAAACTGTGGTGAGTAGAACCCACCTTCCTTCTGGTATGTGGAAAGCATCGTGGTGACACCCCACGCGGCCCAGCCTAAAACGGCGAGGATCAGAAGAATGTACGCCACGATGTTTTCCTTTTTCATACTAGTTGTTTCGGTGAACCATTGTTGCAGTGTTCACGGTGGCAGTGCCTACATCTGCCTGTGCAGTCACTTTGATCGCGCTGCATCCGCTCAACGGCAAGTCTTCGACGACTTTCGCCGGAGACGTGCTGTCGATGACGGATGCAACGTTCTGAAGTTGCCCGGTCGAGAGGTCCTTGATTGGTACTTGGTAGTACGTCGATCCCCCGTCGAAGGACATGTAGTAGCGCAAGCTGATCTTGGTATTGCCACCCGACGTACCGAGAGTCGCATCGATGAAGAGTGAGAGCTGCGAGAACTCGGCATACTCTGGGTTCTTCATCTCAATCAGAGTTGTCTCTGAAGTCGTTACGGTTTGCGCAGTTACCTGCTTTCCGATGGCGGCTGGTGCGTATCGAATGGTGCTCGGCATGATCGTTTGCGTTAGGCGGCTTGACCCTGTGAAGCATCCTGCTTCGCAGTGTCTGCCGTCTTGTTGTCTCCGGAGTCATTTGCTGTTCCGGTCGAAGCTGCTGTGGTCTTTGCCGCAGCATCGGCTTTCGCCTGCGCATCCGCTGTGGCCGCAGCCGCGGCATCAGCATCGGCTTTCGCTTGCGCGTCGGCAGCGGCTTTGCCGGGATTCAACGAGTCGACGTACACTTTCACGTCGTCGTCCGTTGCATCAGTGATCGACACCTGTGCGCCGAGTCGGTCAGATACGACCGCCGCGATCTCTTCCGAGACCACAAGCGGCGTGTCGCCGAACTCGAGTACGACGTCTCCACTGTAGTGGAACACGAGCCCCGCTTCTTTTGTAGTGAGCTTTTTCATACTAGTTGTTCCAGAGAATCTTGTAAGTGCAGGACGAGAGTCCGACGGTAAAGCCCGGCAGCGTATCGGTTGCGAAACCGACCACGAAGTCGTTCGGGCCCACACCAATCCTCTGGAACGTTGCTGATCCAGCGGAGGTGTATCCGAGTCCACCGACAGTGACGCCGGAGTAGACCGCGGAGTTCGTGCTCGACGCGATCGTGGAATTCACGAGTGTCGGCGAAATAGCCGTAGTCGTGATGCCGGTTGAACGCGTTGAGGTACCTACTTCGAGAAGTGTAGACGAAGCAGTCGTGTACGTGACGATTACCGTTGCAGTTGATGTGGCCGCGAACGGGTTTGCCACCGCGAAGATTGTTGATGTTGCCTTTGTTGCACATGAACCAGACGAACCTTCAAAGTTGTACTGGGTCGCGACAGTAGTGCCGAAGCCAAAGACCGCGAGAATGTTCGAGACTGCTCCCGCAGCATCGAAGAATCCGAGGTCGGCCTCGAGACCGCCCTGCGTACCAGTGTACTGACCGTCCGGAGCATTGGTATTGAGGTTCGAGACGGTCGTTGTTCCTGCCTTTGGAGCAGGGGTCGAGCCGTGCATGACCCACGCTACACCGAGCGCCACCACCAGCGCAACGAATGCGCTGGTGAGAATTTGTTTGAGTGAAGTGCTCATGGTGAGTAATCGCTAGGAGTAAAGATTAAGAGCTGTACGCAGCGCCATCACCCTTGGATCCGATGATGTTCCTCCAATCCGTCCAGCCATAGCTGTACTCTTCCTTCACCTTGTACACGATCGCGTCTGTCGCCTGTTCGCGCTCCGTGCGGGTTTGCAACGGGACGAATGCGATCTGGACGAGACCTGTGCCGACCATCGGGTCGCGCACTGTGTCATCGACGAGGAACCATGCCTTCTGGTTCGACGTACCAGAGATGTAGTACGACTGCAAGAGGTACGGAGACGACTTGATGTCGTTCAAGAGTCCCTGCAACACGTTGATGTCGTTGTCAGCGACCTTGGTCTTCCATTCCGAACCGTTGATCTCGCGCATGAGGCGCACGAGGCCGTTTGCCGGTGGGACGATGCCTGTGGTGTGACCACCGAACATCGGCATCGGCTTGCCAACGTCATCCTTGAACCCAGCACCCTGCTCCTTTGCAGCGTAGTAGATGGGATCAGAGAACGCCGCGGCGTTGCCTGACGACTGAACCGCATTCGAGATCGTCGAGCCCGAATCCGCACGAGCGTGCTGAATCGAGATGAGGACTTCGTTGAGCGCAGTGTTGTTGCCGTCGAGACCCTTGTTGCCCTTGGCGAAGAATGCGGTCGGGTACGAGGTGACGGCGGTAAACGCGAGGTTGAAGATCTCAAAGAGATCCGCAACGTTCTGACGGTCGATCTCGTAAAGGAGCTTTTGTGCGCGGTTCAAGATTTCCTTGTACTGCTGCGCCTCCTTTACATCGCGTTCCTCGGGGACGACGAAGCGGCCTGCGACCTGATTGTTCGGATCGAAGACTGCGGTCTCCCACGTGCGGAGGAACTGCACTTCCGGGTACGTGCCCCCGGCAGTACGACGACCGAGGTTCTGCACCCCTGTCGTACCGACATCGCGCCACACGGCACGATCACCGGTACTCGTAACGTTCGATACTTTGGTGAACATTGCATTCACGCTTCCGCTCGCACCGAGCAGAGACCAGTCCTGCAATGCACGCGTTGACTTCAACGCGGTGTCTTCAATCGCATCGAAGTCGGCTCGGACGCCGACGAGGAAGACATCTTTGTTTCCTTGATAGAGTGGCTCGATCATGGTGATTTTCTAATGGTGAGTAATCTATTAAAGGGAAAGGGTCTTCGCCCAGTGACCTACGATCTTGGTGTTCGCCGCACCAATGACGTCCGACTGTCCGTACGAGACGAACTGCTTGGTCGTTGCTGATGCGAGTGCCACCGAGGTCTCGTCGAGGAGCGCGGCGGTTGCACCCATGTTAAAGGAAACGCCAACTCCATCAGAGTCAGTGGTGGTTCCGATCGCGGCGGACATATCCGCCTCGTACTCCATATCGACGCTCGATGGAATAAACTGAACCGAAATCTTTGCGTTCGTCTCGTTATCGGAGGCGACCGTCTTCGAACTAAGTTCGAGCACCGTGCCGTCCTGCTTAACGATAGCGATCACGACACCGAGGATGCGCGTCGAGACGCTCGCTGCGGTGATCGCAGCCTTCGCGTGACCGGTCGCTCCCGGAACAACTGCATCACCGATGGTGATGGTCTGGGAGTTGCCGATGACGGCCGTCTTGATCTGGTTGTACGATACTTGGCGCAATGGTCTAAAAGCCATGTTGTTTTCTTTATACGAATAAAAGGTCAGCCCATGTGTATGGACTCACCTTTGAAAAACTATTTGAGGGAGACTAGAACGTCCTCGTCAAACCGCGCTCGAGAACTCTCTTCGCGCCTTCCAGAGTAAGGTTGATACCTTGCTTTTTCGCCTCGCGAACGTAGTCGTGCACCGCGGGGGAATACTTTTTGTCATCGTCATTCCCGCCACCGCCACCTGCGCCGCCGTGAGATCCTGCACCGTGCGAGTTGAAGTCCTCTGCACCTTGCTCCATCTCTTTGAAGCGTTTCTGGATGCCTAAAAGTTCTGTAGAATTCTCCGACGCATAGATCCTCTCAAAATCCTTCTTGATTTTTTCGACACCTACGCTACCGGAATCATTCGACTTGAACGCGTCAAGATAATGCTGACGCTGCTCCTGTGGGATGTTGTGTTCCGCGAAGAACTGGTTCGAAGCGGTCTCCACGTTCTCTTCGCGCATTTGCGCGGAGTAATCTTTTGGCTTTTCCGCTGGGGGTGGATTGTCTTTCAGTCGCCTTTGCTCCCTGCGGAGCCCAGTGACCTTTTCCAATACCTCCTTCGCCTTCGCTGAAAGCTGGGCTTGTACCTCCGGCTTCGCGAGATGCTGATCGAACTCCTTCTTCTGGTCGTCCGTGAGTTTGCCCAATTCTCCATTGAACTCCTCCTCGGTCAACTCCTCGTTCAAATACTTTTCCAACAGTTTGTCCATACGATTCTCGTGGCGCAGACCCACATTACTGCCGATTAGGTTAAACTTCCGTTCCCCTTGCGGGAGCAGCCGAAGACGCTGCGTTGCAATCAATATATACCCTACTTGTCAATTCCACCAAACGCGAACTGTGGATAACTCGGAGAGAGACGCGGGGAGTCGAACCCCGGGCACACAACCAGTCGCCAGACTTTTATAGTATCGGATTTTCACCGAGTCGCTCCGGGAATCGAACTCCGGTGGTCTTGCCGTGAGTGAGCACACAGCGAGTGCCGAACCGTCCGTCTCTACAGACTAGAGGTGCCCGGTTTCATGCGTCCTAACCTTCCCGAGCTTGCCACCTCGAGCAGATCCGACCTTCACCGACACGCTCTTTGCCTTTATACCCTTGATTTTGAAAGGCTTGTTCGCAGGAATCTTTGGTACTTTTTTGATAGCCATACTACTTATTTTTGAAAACTTCTCGTAACGCTTCGACAACCGGCCCGACCCGAGCCGCGTGGTCGACATGCGACGTTTCCGGCTCTCCGATTTCCTCTGTCTGAATTGGTCGCTGGTTGTTGACGATCGACATAAAGAGCTTGAGCATCACCAGCATACCCGTGTTGAACTCAATCTCTTTCGGTGTCGTCGCAATCTTCTTCTGCAACGTACTCGCCATGAAGAGGCACCAGCGCGTGATCTTGTCTTTGCCATTGGCGAGGAATCCCATCGTGGGCTCGTGAATCGATCGCGGGATCTCCTCAATGAACTCCTGCGCGAAGAACGTGTAGAACTCCGTGCGGTAGAGATTGTACAGTGCCCTCAAGAGTTTCCGTTTCATTGTGGTATGCCTTGGTTATTCTGCCCGCCGAACTGGGTGCCGGTCGTCGACTGCATGACGTTGCCCGTCTGTGCGCCCTGACCTTGTTTACCCTTCTCGGGCTCGGGAATCTTGAAGTTGTTTTGGTTCTGCCACGTCGACATGAGCTGCGAGAGAATCTTTTCGTTTGCGAAATCGACGGGGTGCTCGCCGAGCTTCTCGAGGTGGCGCAGGAATACCTTTCCGAGATCGGCGACCCCCGCGGGTACGTACGTCTGGAGCATCGGTGCGATCACCTGTTCCATGAACGTCGCTCGCTTCATCTCGTCGGTCTGTGCCGGTTCGAGGTCGATGTCCGTGATCTGAAACTCGAGGTCTTGAATCACGTCGGCGGGCGCTTCGATAATTTCTGTCATCTTGCCGTTGAGGATTCCTTGGTTGAGCGCCTCGAAGAACAGCTCGAGGTTGTGCTGCGCGTGGTTGAACTCTTTCCCGCGCTTTGGCACAACGCGGATCTCGAGGTTGCCAACGCCACCGGTCGAAAGCGCCATGTTCGGGATGTTGATCGAGCGGAGAATGTTGCGCTGCTGCTTCGAGTACTTGCTGATCGGATAGAACTGGAGCGCGGTTTTGATGATGAGCATCATCTGCTGGCGGATGATGTTGTAGTACATGAGGAGCGCGATACCCATCGACTGCTGCTTGATCTTCTCGAGTTCGATGACCTCCTTCGCGGACTTCGGCTGCTTCGATGGTGTCATCGGATTGCTGCCGCCCTGCGCGTTGTCCGTCATTTCGTTTCGCATCGAACCGATCATGTTGAAGAACGCCTCTGAAGGATCGGAGAGCTTCAGCTCCTTGTACGCCTCGACGTCAGAGACCGGAATCACGTCGTGTCGGCCATAGATGAGCTTCGGCGCATCGAAGTCGGAGGTGAGAATCGCCGGGGAGACGTTGCGCAACTCGTGCTCGAGCAGCATCGCGTTCGCGGTGTTCAAAATCTTGTGCGGCTCCTTAATCAAGAACGGGAGCGGCATACCGTATGCAAACTTCTCGTCGACGGGAGAGAAGATGCCCCACGAGAACGGGCCCATCTTGTGCGTGAACGGGAGCGGCGATGATGTCTGCTTGCTGCCCTTGCCGACTGGATTCAGCAAGACGCCGTTGGCGTAGAGCATGAGCTTGTCGGTCTCGCCTGCCCACACGTACTTCTTGAGGATTTGGATCTTGTCGGAGGCGGTGACGCCGGTGCCCTGCAAGAGCTGGTAGTAGAGCGAATCCTCCGCGATCATGTTGCCCGGGTACACGTACTCGGCGTTGTCGTAGTCGCGGAACTCTCGTTTGAAATCGTGCCACGTGATCTCGGTCTTCCAAATGCAGCGACCCTGCTTCTGGAAGTTTCGCTCCCAGATCTTCGGAAGGTACATGTCTTCGATTGGCACGATCTCCGACCACACGTCATCCCAGTAGGGTTCCTCTTTTTCTTCGATGTGGTATGTGCCCGACTTCTTGTCGAATGAACGGAGGTACCGGTGGGTTTGCTGTCCATCGTTGTACCCGATGAAGTTGCACACCGTGCCATTCACAACGCCATAGAGAATCTCCCAGAATTTTTCCACCTTGTCGTTCTGCTTGAACTGCCAGTTCGCGTAGATGCCCTGCAACACCTTCACACCGAAGATGTCGAGACCATTTCCCTTGAAGCGGCCGCGGTAGTCCTGCCCGGAAAGTTTCGCGGCGAATTGGAGCACCTCCTTGCGCACGTACGGGAGCGAAAACTCGAGACCAAGTTCGCGGAGATCTTCCGACGGGGTGTTCAACGAATTCCAAAACAGCTCGCGGCTCTTCTTGAGCACCGTGTCGAAGTCGGTCTTCTGAAACTGCGGGATGAGACCCGAGCGCATGTCGCGCCACTTGTAGAAATCAGCGTATATTTTTCCTGCCTCCTCAAGCTCAAAGTCCGTAGGTGTACGGATGTTCTCGAGCGATATTTTATCCTGCCTCTCTTTGAAGTCGGCGGCTGTCACCATATCACGGGTAGATTTTTATCCCGAATTTTCTCGGGAGAAATAATTGGTCTTTATATTTCTCTCCCAAGTTGTGCGCGAGACCCGCTTTGATGAGTGCGCGGTGCTCGTAGATGCGACGCTTCGGAGGGATCTGATAGAACTGTTCGGTATTGAAATTTTGTACCGCACGTCCCTTCTTCGTGAGAACGTAACAGTCGTTGTCGGGAATGTAGTACGCCTCCAAAGTATAACGCCTACACGACTCACGCACAAAGTCAACGATTTGCTTTTTCATGGAAGTTTTCCGGCATTTCGGCGATCACCGTGTCCGTCGTAAGCAACATCGCAGCAAGCGACGCCGCATTTTCGAGAGCGCAGCGCGTGACCTTCACAGGGTCAAGAATCCCAGCATTTACAACGTTTTCTACGACTTTGCCAGTGAGCGCATCGAACCCGGAATATTCGCTCTGCGAAAGTTCTTCCATAATTTCTTCCGAGTTCGCGATGCCCGCGTTGGAGACAATCTTATCCACAGGTGACGTCAAAACAGAGAACATCATCGCACCAAATTCGTCTTCGAAATCGGTGTAGAGCGTGTGCGCGACTCGGTGGAGCGCCATGCCGCCGCCGGGTACAACCCCTTCTTCGACCGCTGCCTTCGTCGCACCAACCGCGTCATCGAGCTTGTCTTTGAGATATTTTGCCTCCGCTTCGGTCGCGGCACCGACTTTGAGCACGACGACTTTCCCCGTGAGTCGTGCGAGTCGATCCTTCAACTTTTCTTTGTCGTACCCCTCGTCGGAGTTTTCAATCTGCTGGCGAAGCTCGTCGATTTTTTTCGTCACATCACCAGCCCCACCGATGATCGTGGTGGTGTCTTGCGTTGCGATGATCTTGTCAGCGAGCCCGAGGTGTTCCCTCTTGACGTTGACGATTCCCTTCGACGCGGTGACAGCGGTTGCACCGGTGAGCTGCGCGATATCCTCGAGCATGTCTTTGTTGAACGGCGACTTCACGATGACCGCGTGGAATCGGAGCTGCATTCGGTTCACGGTGAAGTACTGCATGAGTTCCCCGGAGATCTCATCGGCGATGATGAGGAGCTTGTCGATGCCTGCCTTCTTCAGTTCGGAGATGAGCGGATGCAAATCACCGACGAGGTTCCACGACTTGTCGGAGACGAGCACGTGGAATGGCTGGCCGTTGTTCTTCTGCTTATCGAAAACTGCCTGCATCTTTTCCGGATCGGTGAAGAGGAACGGATTCTCGACGCCGCGGTCGAATCGGTACCCGTCCACTTCCTCCATCTTCACACCCATGGTCGAGTAGTCTTCTTCGACGATCACCTGTCCGTCCTTCCCCGCTTTGGCGGTTGCATCGGCGACGATCTTCCCGTGCTCGGGAGACTGCACTGAAATGTTCGCAATATTCTCGAGGTCTTTTTGCTCGGCAATCGGGATCGCCATCGTCTTGAGTTGCTCGATGACGCGCGGAACTTCTTTCTCGATCATGGACTTGATGAGCATCGGGTTCGTGCCGCGCTCGATCATGTGGTTCCCGTACTTGAGAAACGCGTACGCAAGCACGATTGAGGTCGTGGTGCCGTCGCCCGCCTGCTTCACGGTCTTGCGTGCCGCCTGCTTCATCAGGTCGGCACCCTGTCGTTCAAACGGATCAGCGAGGTCAATAGCCTCTGCGATGGTGACCCCATCGTTCGTGATCTTCGGAGAGCCGAAAATCTGACGCACCACGTTGCGCCCGCGAGCGCCAAGCGTGGATGAGACTGCCTTATAAACCTTGGTCGCTCCATCGAAGAGCGCCGCGCGAGCTTCGTGCTCGAATTTAAGATCCGTCGACATACTATGCGAAAAAATTAATCGTTCTTATAAGACCGAGCTTGCACCTATGCAGCCGACCAATATCGATCGAGCTGTCATCTTGTATTCGATGCCACCCGTTGTTGGGGGCTTCGATCGGGATGATGAAAGAAATAGTGGGGATGCCACGCTCTCGGAAGTACCACGATTCGTCTTCCTCTGCCTCGTTCCCCGAGTACGGTTTGTACGAAATCTTGAATCCCTCCCACTGGAGGAACATGCCAAGTTCGAAACCGGCAGTCTTTTCAGCGAGAGACACGTTCTCGATTGCAAAATCAATATCGGCGTAGCGCTTCGCGTCAGCGCACACATCGACGACGATTGCCATGTCGTGCTTCGGGTCGAGCTTCGGAAGTGTGCTATCGAGTTCGCCCCACTCCTCCGATGTGTTGTGCCACACCTTGAGCTTCCCTTCTTGCTCGAGTCGAACGAGGTGCGGTTCCTCGAGGAGCGCCGAGTACACGAGCATCACGCCCAACATGTTGTCGAGGAGACCTTTCACCTTTCCGTTTTCGTATGAGAGATCGAATGAGCTGTGCACCCGATCGAGGTGTGCGGAGAGGAGGATCATATTATTCGAGCGCTGGATCAGGGGTAAAGTTGTTTCTCAATTCGACTCGCCACTCCCTAATCACGCAGTCTCCACAGCGCGTGCAGAAAAGGGCGCAGTGCTCAACCCCGGAACTTTTCATATCGTATTGGTGCCCGAAGAACAAACAAAAGAAAGTAAATTTCATACTCGCAGGTACTTGATTATATCCCGTGCAAAGCCATCGCCACGGAAGTTATCCCCAGTTTGTGTTATCCCCCATTTTTTTAGTGTTAACATATAAAAATGACTGAAAGTAGAAGAGAGTACATTAGAGATTACCAGAGAAAGAGGAAACTAAAAGCGGAGTCGATGGGTATCTGTCGAAACTGTTTTAAAAGAGTCGTGAAAGTAGGACACAAACACTGCGTGGAGTGTCTCGAGGACAAAAGATTTTTAAGAATATTCGGTTCATCAAAAGGGATCAGAGAGAAAACAAAATCGCAAATCGAAAAGCAGAAAGGGCGATGCGCCATCTGTAGAAATCCTTTCGACGAAGGCAGGAGAAAACCGGAGTTCGACCACTCACACAAAACAGGAGTATTTCGAGGTGTGCTTTGTCGTCCGTGCAACATAGGTCTGGGAATGTTTCAAGACAATATCGAGTATCTACTTTCGTCGATAAAATACCTCAAACACGCAGGTACTTTATAATATCTCGAGCGAATCCGTCTCCTCTAAAATTGTCTCCCACCTCATCCCGCTGGTGGCGGATCACTCGCGGGACGTTGACGCAGAGGTTTTCAAAGGCTGCTCGAAAATCACCAATCTCCTCGTCGTGCTTAGGCTTAAGAGTAGTCTCCTTAGAAACCGGGGCATTCGTCGAAACGTACCGAGATTGAGCGAGAGCGTCGTACATTTCCATGGCCCCGTCAGAATTAGAATTGAATCGGGTCTTGGGGAGAAGGAGCGAGACCGCGTGTCGTCGTGGTTCATACTTGATGCCATTTTTATTGTAAACGAGCTTGATCTCCGACTGATGGAGTACCTGCGCGATCGAGACGTTGAGTGGCATCACCTTGATGAAGTGCGCCTGCTCACCGAAGTAGACGACCGGCTTTTTCCATGAGCGAACGCGCATGAGAAATTCCATCTGCGCCTCGCCGTAGGTGAACTCCGAATTGATCGGCATCTCCGGATTGAGGAACGGAATGTACCACTTCAGCTCGCGCTGCCGGTTGAAATAGCACTCGAGAATATCGAGGTAGTTGCCATCGAACTGCGCCCAGCCGAGCACGGTGAGGTCTTGCTTGCCGACATCGATGAATGAGTAGAGCGGTTTTTCCGGGTTGTACTCGAGCGGAATCGTTTGCGCCTGTCGGATCTCCGGGTAGTACTGATCGCGGATGTTGACCGAGTAGTCGACCATCACTTCTTTCATAACCTCGGGGTCGAACTCCGCGAGCTTCTCTTTTTCTTTGTACCACTGATCGTCTTTCCACGGGTGATCTTTGTACTCGAGCGTGATGTAGTTGCCCTGCGCTTTGATGAGATCCTTGAACGTCTCCGCAGTGCGCCCCTGCTTAACCGACGAGACGTACACCTTCACGCGTGCAACTGACTGGAGCGCACGCCATACCGATCGGAAGTGCTCGATGAAAAAGCACTCGTCGATGAACACGAACGAGTAGCGGCGCGAGCGACCGGCGTTCTGATTCGTCGAGGAGCCGGTGATCGATGATTTCAGTACGGGATTCAAGAGGCGCAGTGTCGAGTCGGTGGTCGTGCCCTTTTTCATCTTCGACTGAAATCCTTCGGGCATGAGCCAGCTCGGAGTGTGGTTGATAAAAAATCTGATTTTCCCGAAGATGGAGTTGTCCGGCGAGTCGGTGCCGTCATCGACTTCCGATTCGGTGCGCGAGAGGATGAACCCCGACCAGTTCGGCGTGAAAAGCCAGCGCCAATACATGTACGCAGCGACGAGCCACGTCATGCCCATGCCGCGGAGCTTGTCGATGAGAATTTCGATATCCTGCCCCGACTGCTCTGCTTCGACGAGCTTCCAGAGAATTTTTTTCTGGTACGGGAAAAGAAAGAAGGGCTTGATCTGGTTGTTGTACTCGACGAGCTTGAGAAACAAAATATCCTCGATGAATCGCGTCGGATCGCACGACCACACATCGGCGATGATCTGCGACCGAGCGAGCGGCTCTTCGCACTCCTGAAGCACACCGGCGCGCGCGCGGAGTTTGTTGAGGTACTCCGTCGAGTCGTAGTACTGCTTGATGAGTTCGCTTCTCATAACTCATCAGGCGTCGGCTGCGCGAAGGCGAGCACTGCTTTCTCGAGATCCTCACGATTGGCTGCGTGGATGTTCAACTGCTTGAAGATTTGCTTGCCCGGTTTAAAGCTCTTGCCGATTGAGTACACGTAGCTCATGCGTGCGATCGCGGCGAGGCGGTCTTTCACTGGCATTTTGTTGATCTCTTCGGGCTTGATCGAGTCGACGAGGAGATTCAGGAGGTTCGCGGTCTTCAGCATCGAGTCAGTGAGCTGTTTTTCATACGTCGCGACCGGCTGATTCTGGAACGGCTGCGTCGATCGGTCTTGCGGATCGAGCGTAACGACGTCAACACCGAGGTCGGTGGGTACAATTTTCGTTTGGGTGAGACACCAATTGAGGCGCTGGTTCGGTTCGATGAACTTCCGCATCGTCGGCGTCACCTTCGAGGGATTATTTTTCAAATAGCCGAGGCAAAAACGCATCATCGACGAGAATTTTCCGAAAAATCGTTTCTCGGATGCGCCCGGATCGGTCGGAAACTTGTTTACACGGTATAAAAATTCTTCAAAGGGGTGGTTCGGCATCGCGAGGAGCCCCTCCGTCTCGCGCCAGCGCTGCTTCGTGACCGAGAGCTTCTGATTTTCGCCCTCGCCACTGATGAAAAACATGCAGAATTGGAGAAACGACATCCAGTGCTGCTCCGTCCAATCGACGAGTTCCCGCTTGCTCGGTGTTTTTCCCTCTACATATTTCCACTTATGATCCATATGCCTCGAGTCCTTGTGTGACCTCATCGTAGCACGACTCGCACAGTTTGTCGGACGTGCCGAAGAAAAAGAAACTGTCGCCCTCGTCAATAGGATCCCCGCACTCTGTGCACTGACACGGCCACTTCGCCTCGAAGCGACGCTTCTCGCGCCAGTCGCGCAAGAGTACGGAGACCCATTTGACGTAGGACATACCTATGCCGACTGGCCTTGGGTACCGGAGCCCGTCTGCTCTTGGTTCGTGCCGTTCTCCGACGACTCTGCCTCCGCCTGAATCGCCTGCAATTCCTTAATAACTGCCGGAATGTCAGCGCCGGCTGCGACGACGATTACATCCTGCCCTTCCTCTTCTTTGGTGACTACGTATGTCATGGTGTTTTAAATCTGATTGAGATTAAAAAACAACCGGTGAATGAGCACTG